ACAGTTTTCTCCTTTATTAGTAATCCTGGAGAAACTAGTACATTAGATTTAACTGACTTGAAAGAACTTACTACAACAGCACTGGGCGGTCGAGGAGCATTTCCAAATGGACCAGACGTGTTAGCTATTAACGTGTATAAGGTAGCCGGTACAGCAACCGCAGGTAACATTATTCTACGTTGGGGCGAAGCGCAGGCTTAAAGACTATCGAGCAAGTTGGCTGCTTTCCCAGGCAGTCAGCTTGTTTAGTAATTCTTTTCTAATGTTTGAAATAGTTTCTCTAGTTTCAACAACATCTGTAGGCATGCGATTGCTTATATACAAAGCTTCGTGATGTCTGTCTAAAAAGTTTATTTCATTTTTTAACGAAGTTAATAGTTCAGTTAACGAATTCTGTAATCCTTCATTCGTAACTGCTGCAATTCGTTTTTGAAACCCTGTGTATTCCTGAAGGAATTGGGGGCTATTCTGTATTTTTGGAATCATTTGTAATCACCAGTATAGTTTCTAATTTAGTTCTAGTAATGTCATTATTTAATGTGTGTCTAAGACCAGTATGAATTTGTTTGGGCAGTGTATTAAGACTTGCCCAACATACAGTGTTTGATGCTGTAGTAATAAATTCTGTATCTACAAGACATACATATGTACCATACTCAAACCCACTATCAGCACTAACATATAACTCTATAGGCAGTATTCGTCCTCTAGAATATTTAGACATTAACTCTTCCGCACAAGAAATCACTGCTCCGTCTTTAATAAAGGTAGGAACAGTCCATTTTTCTTCTTCTAGGATTAATAAAATTCGTCCTGTAGATTTTGATAAAAATAGTAATCCTGCACGTTGTTGCATACTACTATATATCAGGGATTTAAATCTAATCTCCAAGTTCCGGACGGATACTCGCCTTCGAATGACTTCAGCCAAGTACCGTTAGCAGTATCCCATTTGTATTGTAAACCAGTTTTTGAATTTTGAAATATTAATGTAATTTCTTCAAATTTAATATTTTCTACAATTGAAATGCTATTTTCAGTTTCGTTAATGTTAGCGTTTGCTTTATAAACTTTACCATTATACATAACTATAGCACCGGAGGTGTATACTACAGTAGTTTTTGCATTAGTAATCCAAGGATACTCTGAAATTTTCCAAGCAGGGATTAGATCAACCCACGCAGAACCACTCCATTCAATTATGGTATTAGCTCTAATTATAGGATCACTACCATCTGTATTTTTCCAAGCATCTGGCCCATCATACGGATCTCTACTACTACCGTCCGATGGGTCTTGTCCGTAGGTCATTAACCCGCCTACATTTTCGCTGGTGTTTACTGCGTCAAGTACTAGATATCTAGTGCCCTCTACTAACGATTGATCTGAATTTTCTTTGTTCGGACGTTTAGGATTAAATTTATATGGATCAATAATAGCATCCACGGTACCTAGATTGTTTTGATTTCTATGAATGCTTTGTATAATAGTATTTGATGGTTTGTCTGTAATTGAAACTACCAGTATAGTAGGATCAACAGCATTAATTGTAAATGTTCCTCGTATTTCTGTTCCGTTAGGCTGTGTGAAGAATATTTTACTGTATCCTGCAATGTAATTTCCAAACAACGGAATTATTTCGTCCCAGGAAATACGTTTTCCACTCTTTGTTGGAGTTTCAAAGCCCAAAGATTGCACAACTTCGGTCGGATCTAATAATGATACGTTATAATCATTTGATGCCACGTTGTTGTTGTTTAACAGTAACACTCCAAACTTTGGATTTTTAACTGAGAATCTTACCCCAGTCGCAGCATCTGGATTCATTGTAAGATTTTCTAATCCTTCGAGCTCACCGTCTTCACTGAAAATATTCATTACAATATTTTGTACAACTCCCAAGCGTTTAACTTTTGCAGGTGGACTAATATATACTGGCATACTAAATTCAAAAGAGCAAATATCAATTTCAGACTCAGCCCCTGCAGGGATAGTTCTTGAACTAAAATTTATAGTTTCAAGATTGATTACACTTAAACTTGTCCAGTCAATATAGTTGTCAGTAGTTTGAATTTCAAAACTGGGATTAAAGAAAACTCCAATTTGTTCAACTATTTGTAATTTTTGATCAGTATTTGAAGTCCAGATATCAGCCTTCATTTTCATAGTGTACGGTGTGGGCATTAATCTTTCAACAGTATATGCAGCACCTTGTGTTTGATTGTATACTGGATTGTTACCGTCAAATTGATAATCACGTTCTCTTATCTGCATCTTGCTAACATAACTAGCATCACTTAATCTAGTTCTATCTAATTCTAGTCCAGTTATGTAACAGGCAATCTTAGGTACAGTTGCCATTTTATTTTCAGAATTATCTTTAATAATAGCAGCAACTTGTCTTGTCATATCTCCATATGAAACTGGAATATGTCGCAGAGTACCATCACCGGCTTTATATTGAAAGCCAATAAAGAATCGCATGAATTGAGTAACGTATCGGCGTAACTGCCCGTCATAAAAAAAGTCCATTAATCGTCCGCCTTTGGTCTAAGAGCTTTTGACAGACTCTGTTTTTCTTTAATAACCTTACCGTTAATACTAGAAGTAGTATCGTTATTAATAAATCCGGCCTTTTGTGTTTTCCTTGCTTCCTTGCCTTCGAACACATTACCACTTTCAACATCATTAGCACTTAGATTGCTCATAGTCATTCTTACATTATCCTCAAATTTAATCCAACGCACTCCGTTGAATCTAAATAATCTATTTGGATGGTAGTCAGTTCGTAAGTGGAATTGACCGTTGACCGGGCCCAATGGAAAGGACATGCTAGCACTAAACAATGTTCCGTTAGGTGGAAGACCATCTTCAGTCAAGTAACCATTGTACCTATCAGCTGTTGGTTGTGCAAATACAGAAGCTGCATTAACTCCGACATACATTGGGTTACCATCTTGATCAAGTATTGGTACTCCGTTTTCATCTGTAGCTTGAGTTTGTATACTGGCATCAAGTTGGTCGGTATCAGTACTGACCAGATCAATAGAGCCTAACGCATTTCTTTCTATAGTATAGAATTTGGAAGTGTCGTATCCACTTCTAGGAGCATCAGCTTCCGCTTGATCAAGAACTGCCTGAGTGATCTGCATTTCTTTATCATACGTTGACATAATATCACGTAGTGTGGTACTAGTGTCTCCGCTGAGTCCCGACGGGTCTGCAAGACCGTCAAGAATATCTTTAAACTCTTGACTGTCAACTAGCGGTTTACACTTGGCACGATATAAATGCGGATACCACGTAACTGAATATCCTTCAGCTGCACGATTTACTTCTTCAATAACAAAAAAACGTTTTAGCGCAAACTGTAAATCGTTAAGAGCGTACTCGTCTTTCAAATGCGGCAATTCTATAACGTCACCAGAAATTAATTTTCTGCCTATTTTTTCAACAGTGTCGTTAATATGGAATGTGATAAAGATTGTATCATTTTGTAAAAATAATCCAAACTGGCTTAGATTAAAGTCAATGTCTTGTAGGCTATAGACACCTCGCATGACATAAATGTCCGGATCATATTTACGATCTCTATTTTCTAAAAACAACAGATCTTGTATCTGTCCAACACCTGTAGACGCATATGCAGGTGTACTGGGAGTATCTCCCTGTGTTGACACTCCCGGTCCGAGGTATTTGTGTAGGTGTACATCAGTACCGCCCACCTGAAACATCTCCCAGACAGTTTTGTCTATGAATTTGTAATCGTTGCCCTTTTCTGGGCGATATAAACTTAATCTTGGCATATGTATATTTACCGCAAGATAAATACTTATATGAGCACAACTGACCAAATAAAACAAGAAGTAGTTAATTATTGTCGTACTATGCTGGGTGACGGCATGATCGATATTGAACTTGATCCTGTACATTACGAAACTGCACTTAATCGTGCTTTAGCGGTGTTTAGACAGCGGTCAGATAATGCTGTTGAAGAAAGTTTCATGTTTTTAACATTAGAAACAGACATTAACGAGTATATTCTTCCAACAGAAGTTCAACAGGTTAGACAGATCCATAGAAGAAGTATAGGTTCAAGAACTGGTGGCGGAACTGGTGGAACTGTATTTGAGCCGTTTAATTTAGCATATACAAACACCTATTTGTTAAGCTCAACTAATATGGGCGGATTAGCTACTTACGAACTCTTTGCTGGATATCAGGAAATGGTTGGTAAAATGTTTGGATCATTTATCAACTATACTTGGAATCCGCAAAGTAAAAAACTTGTTATTATGCAACGTCCACGTGGCGAAGAGACTGTAATGATTCAGGCATATAATACTCGTCCAGACTTTGCACTAATTACAGATGTGTATGCCGGCCAATGGATTAAAGATTATACCTTAGCTAACTGTAAAATTATGCTAGGACAAGCTCGTGAGAAGTTTGCTCAGATTGCAGGACCTGGCGGAGGTAGCAGCTTAAATGGTGCCGCAATGAAATCCGAAGGCCAAGCAGAAATAGAAAAACTCACAGAAGATCTCAAAACTGGAGTTTCTACCCAAGGCTGGAGTTGGGTAATTGGTTAAAATAAAACATTGACTTTTACATAAATTTATATTATAATATTCTTAATTGGAGAATATTATGATCATAGGAATATGTGGGTTTATTGGCTCAGGCAAAGACACAATTGCCGACTACTTGGTTAACTTTCACGAATTTAGACGAGAGAGCTTTGCATCTACTCTTAAAGATGCTGTAGCATCTGTGTTTGGTTGGGATAGAACGCTACTCGAAGGTCGTACTAAAGAAGCACGTGAGTGGCGAGAACAAGTAGACCCTTGGTGGGCCGAACGGCTAGCAATGCCTACACTAACTCCTAGGTGGGTACTTCAATATTGGGGCACAGAAGTATGCCGCAAATCTTTCCATGATGACATTTGGATCGCTTCATTAGAAAACAAACTTCGTTCTAGCAAGGATAATGTAGTGATCAGCGACTGCCGTTTTCCAAATGAAATTCAAGCTATCAAAGATGCGGGCGGTCAAATTGTTTGGGTACAGCGTGGTGAATTACCAGACTGGTACAACGATGCAGTCGAAGCAAACAAAGGTTCAAATATTGGATTGAATGCAATGAAAATGCGAAAAATCCATGCTAGCGAATGGGCTTGGCTGGGCAGTAGTTTCGATGTGGTAGTTGATAACAACGGATCAATCGAAGAACTATTTCAACAGTCTAAACAACTGTTAGAAGTCAGCGATCAAATCTCCTTGACGCCAACCACTGGAATCTTTGCTAGTAACAATAGCACAATTTGAACATATTGTTTTTAAATTATTAGGGCGGCAATTATTTAGATTGCCGTCCATGTGAAATACTTTAAAAATAGCAGAACTGCGTGATTTAAACCCGCACTTTTCGCATTCAGACTTAACAGTATATCCTGCCAGCTTCCATCTGGGTATACCTGATCTAAACCCTTTAGACATACAAGTTTCACACAGACTCCTATAATAGGTTTTATTCGCCTTGTGATAGTTTACTGCACGGGGTCTCTCGCCGCATTTACATAATGGTCTCATACAGTTATTTACACCTTTTTAATCCCTTTACATAAGACTGGTTTTTGTTAGAACTACGCTAAATAAAGATGAAGTCATATTATACCAGGAGATAAAGTAATGGCACTAGTTTCCCCAGGCGTACAAGTTACGGTAATTGATGAGAGTTTTTATACTCCTGCAGAGCCAGGAACAACTCCTCTTATCGTCGTAGCTACAGCCCAAGATAAATCAAACGCAGCTGGCACTGGCACAGCAGCCGGCACAACCGCCGCTGTTGCAGGTCGAGCATACAAAATTACAAGTCAGCGAGAGCTTGTGGACACATTCGGTGTTCCGTTCTTCGAAAAGACTGCAACTGGTAACCCAGTACACGGCGGTGAGGTAAACGAATACGGACTACTAGCAGCATACAGCTACTTAGGCAGTTCAAATGGCGTGTTTATTGTACGTGCCAACGTTGACTTAGCTGAATTAGTTGGCCAGGCTATCGAGCCAGGCTCACAACCGGACAACGGCAAATGGTGGGTAGATACCGACGATACAACATATGGTGTTCAAGAATGGAACAACGACCTGCTATCAGCAGGCGGTCAGAAATTCACTAGTAAAACTCCTATTGTATTAGCAGATAGTGACGTTACTAGAATAGAGTCTGGTACAGGCATTATCAGCGGTGAAGTTTATCGTAGACCAAAAGGCTCAGTTGGGTCTAACGGTGACTATGCTATGGTATTTGAAACTGTAGACGGCACAGGTAGCTTTAGTGCTGTTGCAGAACAGGCAAGATTATTTTATAAGAGCGAAGGAAATAGCGCAGCTGGAATTGGAGTAGGCGAGTGGGTATTAGTCGGAAGCCAAGAATGGGTTGCTAGTCATCCCGTTGCTAAAGCTACTGGTAGTGTTTCCACTGGTACTGCAAAAATTAACGGTGAGACTATTACTGTATCTACCGCGTCATTGGCTGGCGTGGCTAGTGCAATTTCAGGAGTAGACGGAGTGTATGCTTCTGTTTCAGCAGCAGGCGTTCTTCGAGTTTATTCCGACGGTGCAACTTCAACTGCTGGAGATTCTACATTAAGTGGACGAATTGTAATTAGCGATCTTTCATCCGCAAACGTTCTTGGCGGAATTACCGCAGGTACATATTTACAACCTGCATTACAACAATCACCGCATACTGCTGTGCCATTGTTTAAGAGAAAAGATTCAATTGGTGGCGTTACACAAGTTGGTCGTCCAACAGGATCTGTTTGGGTTAAAACAACAGAATCCGGTGCAGGAGCACGTTGGAGAGTTAAGCGTTATAATTCCGCAACTCAAGCATGGGATGCATACTCTGCATCATTGTACGAAAACGGTAGCGCAGCACTTTATAATTTAGATAGAGCAGGCGGTGGTCTAAATATTCCGTTAGATTCTATTTACGTACAGACAAACGCCAACGAAGAATATAGTTTTAGATCACCAGATGATACCGCAGGATTAGACACTACTTTAGAAACAGCGTCTTTCCGTGTATGGCGTAGACGTGCAACAGGCGTTACTGCTGTTACTTCAGCTATTATTGCTAGCGGATCAATTGTTGGCGGTTCAAAATCATTTAGCATTAAAGAATCATTAAAGACTAGTGCTGATTTAAGCGCAGCGATTCCTGTTACTGTAGTATTGTCAGCAACTGCTAGTTTTGCTGATCAATCACATCAACTTGCAACTGCTATTAATCAAGCAGGATTTACTAACGTTGAAGCTAGTGTAACATCTGACAACAGAGTAACACTAACACATAAATTAGGTGGTGAAATTAGAATCACTGATACTAGCGGTGTTTTTGCAGCTATCTTTACAGCGTTTAATATCAACACACTAGCAGGTACTGACGGATTCTTTACAGCACCAGCAGGTAGTCCAGACGATTTTGTAGTTTCAAACTGGAAACCACTAGCTGCCGATAATTTCTATGCCGGCAACACACAACCATTAAACGAGCCAACAGACGGCCAGTTATGGTATAACCCAGAAGTATCAGATGTAGACATTATGATTCATAATGGTACAACTTGGGTAGGATATAGAGATGCAGGTAGTCCATATGTTGAAGTAGCTAGCGATAGAGTTGGATATACTCCAATTGTTGCAGCAAGCAATCCTTATATTTCAGCTGTAACTGTAACTGGTGACTTATGGATCTCTACAGCAGATATCGATAACTACCCTACAATTTACAGATACGACACTGACTTACCTGGTGTACCAGCAAAAGACCGTTGGGTACTTGTTGATAAAGCAGACCAAGTAACAGAAGAAGGAATCGTATTCGGAGATGCACGTTGGTCCGATGGTGGAACTTCTAAGACTCCAACAAGCATTAAACTGCTTGCAAAATCAAATCACTTAGATCCAGATGCTCCAGATCCAGCACTATATCCAAAAGGTATGTTGCTATGGAATCTACGTCGTTCAAGTGGAAACGTTAAGCGTTATGTTAATAGCTATATTGACACCGCAGCCGACAACGTGCGTATGAACAACACAAGTATGGATGGATACGAACCCGATCGTTGGGTTACAGCTTCTCCAAACGGTGAAGATGGTTCAGGAACATTCCGTCGCAAAGCACAACGTATTGTGGTTATACAAGCAATTAAGAGTGTAATCGATACTAGCTTAGAAATCCGTGACGAAGAGCGCAGAAACTTTAACTTAATTGCTTGCCCTGGTTACCCAGAAGCATATGCAAACTTAATCAACTTAAACATTGATCGCGGACTAACAGCATTTGTTATTGCTGATACTCCACTAAGACTAGGTGCTGGCTCAACAGGATTGTTAAATTGGGCAACCAATGCAAATGGAGCACTTGACAACGGCGAACAAGGTTTAGTTAGCTATGACGAGTATTCAGCATTGTATTATCCAAACGGATTTACCACAGACCTAGGTGGGTCTAATGCAGTTGTTCCAGCTTCACACATGATGCTAAAAACAATTTCGTTAAGTGACCAAGTTAGCTATCCATGGTTTGCTCCAGCTGGAACACGTCGTGGTGGTATTGTTAACGCAACATCAGTTGGTTACTTAGATGCGGCCAGTGGTGAATTCCAAACAGTACAACTAAGCGAAGGTCTAAGAGATACACTATACGATCAAAAGATTAATCCGATCCCATTCTTTGTTGGAGTAGGACACGTTGCATTTGGTCAAAAAACTCGTGCAAGAAATGCTTCGTCATTAGACAGAATCAACGTAGCACGTTTAGTAGTTTACCTACGCAGCCAGTTAAACAAATTAGCAAGACCTTATCTGTTTGAACCAAACGATCAAATCACACGTGATGAGATCAAGGGTGCTGTTGACAGTCTATTGCTAGAGTTGGTAGGCTTACGAGCAATCTATGACTTCGTAGCTGTTTGTGATGATTCTAACAATACACCAGCAAGAATCGATAGAAATGAATTGTACGTGGATATTGCGATTGTTCCTACAAAAGCAGTTGAGTTCATCTACATACCATTGCGTCTAAAGAACACAGGAGAGATCTAAAATGGCATTAACCTCATTAAATAATTACTCTGTACAGACAGACGGTCCTGGTAGCAATACCGGACTGTTAATGCCAAAACTAAAATATCGCTTTAGAGTGACTCTTTTAGGTTTTGGTGTTGAAGCTAGTACAGTTTTAACTAGACAAGTAGTAGATATCGGAAGACCAAAGGTCAGCTTTGAAGAAATGGAATTGCCTATTTACAACTCCAAAGTAAAACTAGCTGGTCGTTATAGCTGGGAAAACGTTACTCTAAACTTAAGAGATGACGCAAACGGCGAAGTTGCTAGACTAGTCGGTCAGCAAATCCAGAAGCAGTTCGACTTTATGGAACAGGCTTCTGCACGTAGCGGTATTGACTATAAGTTTACATTACGTTTAGAAATCCTAGACGGTGGTAACGGGGCTAAAGAAACACAAGTGTTAGAAACATTTGAATTATACGGTTGCTTTGTACAGAACGCAGACTACGGTGATGTTAACTACGGAACTAACGAACCTGTTCAAATTGCATTAACTATTGTATATGATAATGCTATTCAAACAAATGGAACAGTTGGTATTGGTACTAACGTTGGTCGTGCAGTTGCTTCTGAGCTAACAACTGGTCAATCTAGTGCTGCTCCGTTAGGTTAATTAGTAGAGTAAATTAAAAAGCCCAGGTTTTTCCTGGGTTTTTTTTCGGCATAAATATTAGTATGGCAAATAAATTCACTCGATTTTTAAAACAAACCTTTACTGGAGCTACCAACCCCAAAGGAAATGTTGGTAACTATCAACATGCTACTAGACTATATCTAGACAATAGTTATAGACTGATGCCTCGAAGTAAATTTTTATATTATGTGAGATTTGAATTACATAAGTCAGCATTACAATCGCCAGCCTTTACAAACAAGCATGCCGACGAAATAGGCTATCTTATTAAGACTGCAGATTTTCCAAAATTTAATATCGATTCGATTGTAAAAAATCAATATAATAGAAAAAAGATTATCTATAAACAAATTAACTATGAACCTGTAACTTTAACATTCCATGACGATTCGGCAGGCATAGTAAATGCGTTATGGGCATTGTATTACGGTTATTATTTTGCAGACAGAGCGTTACCGGATGCTGCCTGGGGTGACACACTATACATGAAAACCGGTGACCCTAGAACTAACTTTAGATACGGGTTAGATAATAATAAGAAATCATTTGATTTTATTAAATCAATTTCATTGTATACACTGAGTCGTAGAAGATTTAACGGATATACTCTAGTCAATCCTAGAATTAAAAGTTGGACACATGCCGCTGGCGATTACGGATCATCGGAATTTATGGATCATCAAATGAGTCTAGAATACGAAGCAGTTCAATATAGCGCAGGCCAAGTAAAATACGGATCGCCTAAAGGATTCGCTAGTTTATATTATGACACTACTCCTAGCCCGTTGTCAGTAGCAGGCGGCGGAGTAGCAAACTTATTTGGTCAAGGCGGTGTATTAGATGGATTAGAAAGCGTGTTTGGTAATGTTGGAGACGGAACTGCCTTCGGATCTGTAGGCGGATTTTTAGGCACAGCACTTTCAGCAGCAAATACTTTTAAAAATTTAGGTAAAGTTAATATTGGTAGAGAAGTGATTGGAATATTAAGTAGCCCAGCAGGTATATTAGGTGCAGTAAACACTGTAGGTGGTCTCATAGGTGCCGCGGTTCCTAAAAATTCAAATTCGTCTGACACCACTACAGCTTCGCCAAGAACAATGATTGCAGACAACGGTTCAATAAATACTCAATCAGCCGTGCAGACATTTAGTCGTGGGAACTCGATAGAGTCTATCGCAGAAATCCAAGCAGACAACGCTCGACAGGCATAACAATATATTAAAGAGTATACCATGGCAGACTATTCAAACTTACCTGTTACACCCACAACAGACTCCGCTGAAGCAACAAAGATATTTTTTGATCAGTACGGTATTCGACCTTTAGAATTTGCTGCCAATGAAGTTGATTCAGCTATTGCTTTCTTTAAAGGAAAAGGATTTGGAGAAACTGCGGCAAGGACTACAGCAGTTACTATTTTAAAACAAGCTAAATCTGAAAACTTGTCAGTGTTTAAGCTGTTAGATACACTAGCAGGACTAGATGCATTAACACTATCTTCCCTAGTTGCAGAAATTCTAAATAACAATCGAAAATCTATTTCAGTTCTTGGTTACCGAGTAACTAATGTTTACAAGAATGATGCTGTAAGAAACGTTGCACCATAATGGCAAAATTTGCTCAAGGAAAATTTGAATTAAAAAATCCCGACAAGTATGTTGGCTTAAAAACGCCCCTGGCTAGATCAAGTTGGGAGTTTGTTTTCATGAGAATGCTAGATGAGCACAAGGGTGTTGAAAAATGGGCTAGCGAAAGTATACAGATTCCTTATCGTTGTCCGTTAACCGGAAAATACACTGTGTATGTTCCAGATTTTTTTATTGTGTACAATGACAAAAACGGCGGTAAACATGCAGAAGTTGTAGAAGTAAAACCAGCCAACCAAACTATACGAGAAAATGTAGGAAAAAGTCGTTACAATCAAGAACAGTATATTAAGAATATGGCCAAGTGGGAAGCAGCAACCGCGTGGTGTAAACAAAAACAGGTAAGATTTAGAGTAGTTAACGAAGGCGATATTTTTCATCAAGGTTCAAAAAAGCGATAAGTAAAGTATGACTAAAAAACTAGAAGAATTATTCAATTTAGAAGAAACACAAAAATCTGCCAAAGTAGAAGAAGTTCCTTCTCATGAACAAGTTACCAGTCTAGACAAAACGTATCAAGAAGTAGCAAAAATTACAAAAACTCTTCCAGAAATTCAAGAGCTAGATTCTTTAGATGACTCGGAACTAGATAACTTAGCATCAAAAGCAGAAGAAGCCTACGATAATCTAATGGATTTAGGCATGAATGTAGAAGTACGCTATGCTAGCAGAATTTTTGAAGTAGCAAGTAGCATGATGAAGAATGCTATCGATGCTAAAACAGCAAAAATAGATAAAAAACTCAAAGCCATTGATATCCAAATGAAGAAGTATAAAATTGACAAGGATAACAATGAAGATCCAAACGATGTATTAAATGGCGTTGGTTATGTAATAACAGACCGTAACGAATTATTGAAAAAATTAGGGCAAAAGGACTAAATATGAGTATGAAGTCATTTCGTGAATATCTAATAGAAAGCAAAAAAGTTTATACTTTTAAAATCAAAGTAGCCGGCGAGCTGCCTGAAAATTTTGTTGACAACTTGAAACAACAGTTGTTAGACTGCAAGTGTGCAAGTATTGAAAAATCTAAATCGACTCCGATACAATCGAAGCCTATGGATTTTCCAAATTTAACAAATGCAGAAGTAGCAATTTTTGAGGTTGTCTGCGAGTATCCAGTTGGTGTACAAGAAGTATTAGAAAAAGTAAAAAATACCGGGATCTCCGAAGCTAACATTATTGTTAGAACAGGATCAGATCCAGGCGAAACAGAAAAAATGACATATGATCCTGAACCAAGCGGTGAGGCAATTTTAGCTGAGCCAGATTACAAGGATACTAAAATCAAACACAAAGATTATTTTGGAAATGATTTTAATAAAGGTTTCTTAAAAGATTTAGAGAAAACAGCCAAGGCTCGTAAGAAGGAAGACGGTCAGGGTGAATACAAACTGCCTAAGGGCAAACAAGATAAAGCTGGCACCAAGAGTGCTCTAGGGAGTTAATACAAATGGATTTTAATAAATTAATGCAAACAATGCGTGACTTGGATCGTCCGGTTGGAGAAGCAGCAGTACAAGAATGTGGCGATCCAATGATGGGTGGGATGACTCCTCCGATGGGAGCATCAACACAACCGCCTCCAGCGCATCCTAGCATGAGTGTTAATTTAAATGCTCAAGGTATGGACAGCATTGAAAGTTTACTAAAGTTAATGACTAAAGTAAATCCAGACATGCTTAATCAACCAACTCCACTTACTCCGCCACTTACTCCTCCTCCGATGACAGCTATTCCTAGTATCTCTAGCATTGGCGATCTGGGTAATTTAGATAGAGGCCCGCTAAAAATGTTACCAGACTTAGATTCTGATAACGACATGATGCCAGGCGGCGAGATGGATATGGATGCCGATTACGACGACAACGGTAAACTAGATCGTCACGAAAAGGATCATGCATCTGAAAAAGGATTATTAAAATCGTTAGACCTTGACAATGATGGCGATCACGACATGACCGACCATGAAGCTGAAAAAGATAACGACGAAGCTGACGAAACTCCAGACTTTGAAAAAGGTGAAGAGGAAGAAGGCGACGACGAGAAAAAAGATAAAGAAGAAGCGTTTGGCAATTCTGTTGCAGGACACGACGGCCCAGATTACAAGGGAATGTCTGCATCAACCCCAAGTGGTAATGATATGCACAAGCAAAAAGGCACATATCCTAAAGTAGCCGGCGGCGACAATCCTATGCAACGTGTTAAAGAAGGCGGTGACCTACGTGCCCAAATTCGTGCAGAATTGTTGCAACGATTATCAGAAGCTAAAGGAGCAAAATAATGGCTGAATTTGCAAGAGTAAATGGTTTAGCATGTACTGTAGGTACAGTATATTCTTTAAATGCAAAAGCATTTTTAGTTACAGTTAAAAACGCCGCTGCAAGTGCAAGAGATCTACGTGCAGAAGATGATGCTGTAGACGAAACTGTGGAAATGATTGTTAAAGAAATTAATCCTTTAATGTTTTTTGTAACTGATTCATCAGCTGGAACAATGCACATTATTACTGATGTAAGTCTTTCAGCAGCAGATATCCAATCTAGAATTAGAAACTTAGGTACAACAGTTGGCCCTAACGATATTGACGTTACTGGAACTACTGTTGCGGCAGCAGCAAGTGTTACTATTGCTTAATATAACAACATAAATCCAAATAGGCTCTTCGGAGCCTATTTTTATGAGTAAATAACAGTATGGCAAAATCACTAGACGGCAATTTAATTAAGAAGGCTCATGCTCCTCAACGATATACGTTAGAGGAAGTCAAGCACCTAGAAGCCTGTATGGATCCAGTCAATGGGC